AAAATACGAAAAAATATCGGAGTTACCAAAGGGAGCTTCTGGTATATGGATTCCCACGAACGCCGAATGGCCTTCTGTTAAAGATAATTATGAATGGATAAACGAAAGCGGGTTGGTAGCCCAAGATATAAGAGCTATTCCAGGATTATCTTTTTCTGTAAGCGGAGAAGAAGTAGACGCCGAAGGGACCCAAACTCCATTATCATTAAATTATAACGACATTTACACTTACCATATTGCCGCTACTAAAGAACTTTCTTCGCAGCTAAATGCCGAAAAAGCAAAAGTAGCCGATTTACTCGCAAGAGTAACTGCATTAGAAAATCCTTAATATGAAAATTTTAATGGTTTTTGAAATTCGGTATAAAATTTTATATACTGTTCTATGTATATAAAATTTACTATTTATTATCAGGAATTACTGAGAAATCGCTATAAAAAATAATAAGGGGGATTATAGATTAAAAATTTAATACTTATTTTTAATTACACTATTTTTTAAATGATAATCTCATGAAATAAAAAAATATTCGTTTGTATAAACTAATTATCATTTTCTTGTCTCATTCTTGGCATTACCCTATTGCGATAAACAGTAACAAAAATAGCCCCCAAGAATAAAATAATAAAAGCTACCAAAAAACTAATAGGAAAAAGCCAAGTATCTATGCCGTAAACATTAGCTTCTTCTAAATTATTAAAGACACCAGTGCCGTCGTAATTATTCCCAGCACCTTTACCTGTATCGCCAGGGTTAACAGTATTGCATTTTACTTCTTTATAGTTGCCGGAAATATCTGCTCTGTAACAAGAAGCATTGGGACAATATTGTCTAAAAGTAGCTGGATCTTGCATACCAGAATCACCGGCACTTATTTTGTCAGCAACGCCGGTACTGGTAAGATAGCAAATACATTTACCTTCATTTCCACTGGCCGCGCAACCCGGACAGACTTGTTTAAAATTAATACCTCCTCCTTTGCTGGCAATGGTTTTAATTTCTATATCACTGATAACACAGATTGTATCACTGCATACAGGGACTTCGTAAAGAGGATTAGAATCAGGTATAGGCGCGTTTACATATGTAGAAACCCCAGAAATAAGAGGGATTATTAAAGATTCATTAGTGATATCATTTAATGGCCCGGGGTTATTACAAACAGGTTCGCAGTAAAGAGGATAATCCCCGGTATTGTTCTTAGTTATAAAAGGATTAAGAAAATTATAGTTTTTTTTGTTATATAAATGATCTTTACTTTGTGGTATACAGCAACCACACCAACCACGTAAAAAAGGATTATTGGATAATAAATTTCTAATAATTCCTCCGGCATTATCAGTATTAACACCAACCGCAGGCATAATATAATCGTCTATACAAAAATTACAAGTTTGTATTCCAGATATACCTCTTATATTAGCTAAAAAATATTTCCAATTATTTAATACAACCACATTGGGATCGTCAGCTCTTAAAGCAGGAGTGGAACCTTTTGGCGATACAGTGCATACTAAATAATAAAATAATTTTGATATTAATGGATTTAAATAAGGATAGTAATTATCAGCAAATTCTCCTGTAAAATCACCTGCAAATAAAGCTATGAAATTATCAGCTAAATTTACAGCATTGGCCTGTACACTCCAAAAATTGTAAAAAGTAGCCGAGTCTATTACAGCATTTTTGATATTTTGGTTGATTACAGCCTTTTCGCCAACACCGGTATAAATATTATCAGAAGCATTTATACCAGAATTTGCTATACCACAAGCCTGGCTAAGATTTTCATTCTGTGGCGTTTGGCTAAAAAGACTGCGGAAAACATGAGGGGAGCTGGCTGAACCTATATCTTTTACATTTGTATCACAATCCCCCAATAAATCATATAAAGATTTTGTATTTAAACTTGCATAGTTAGTACAAAATGTAGTCATTTTATATTTAAGAATATTAAATATAAAGTTATGGCGTTATCGGAGCGCCGATAGAAATTTGATGCCAACAGGAACCGGTATGGATACCGACACACGGAGAACCGCCAGCGCCGTCGGTAAAATAAACCATACTTCCTTCCGCTGCTCCTTGTGGAGAAGTACCATAATTATAAATAGGCAAAGGTAAAACTGAACTAGTAAAATCAACAGCAATGGTACCAGACGTAGCAACAAGACCGCCGCCACTAATGCTTTCACAAAAACCAGTTACACTGATACCTCTGGTCTGACTTTCTGAACTAGAATAATAACCCAATCTGTCACTGCCTATTAATGATGCTCCTGGTTGGGTTAATTTATCTAATTCCAATTGTAAAGCATTATTATCAGATCTCATTCCAAGACCATTATTACTGATACTGGGGTCACTGACAAATTGAGATAATATAGAAGTCATAGGAACAGATAAATCAGCTCCGCTGGTACCAGACATAGTAGCCACTCTGACACTACTTGCAGGGCTTATTCCTGTTGTTGAAGCAGCTATTAAAATATCATGTAAATACTCATAAGTAGGTATAGATGTACCAGTACCTGTACTTAGAATTTGATTAGCTGCATCTATACTAAGAGGCTGCCAGAAACTAGGTCCGATAGTATTATAATATATCAAATCTCCTTGAACAGGATTAATATTACTTGTACCTACTTTTTCATCTATTTGATTTTGAATATTACTTGTCACGCCATCTAGATAACTAAATTCAAACGGGCTTATAGTGGAACCGTTGGCATTGATTAATGAAGGGTTAATAACGCCACTGTAACTAGTTCCGCCAGAAGAGTCAATAGTAATATCTCCTGTCATGCTCTGTGAGATCCAACTGGTGCCATTATAAATAAATAAATCACCAGCGCTGGCACCAGTAGTTATTAAATCCTCTACTTTGTCAACGGTGATAGGAAAAATACTTTGCCAACTTAAACCAGAACTTTGTTTAATTTCGATGGTATGTTGATTATTACGAAAACCAATACCTTCCGAACCAGTACTAGTGCCAAAATTTATATAGTTTATTTCAGGGGTAACAACAAAATTAGCTCCGCTCCCAGGAGCAGCAGTAAGTGTCCATGTTTCTGTGACATCGGGATAATTACCTCTGCCCAAAAAACTGGCCCCGTCACCAGTAGCAGTCCAGCTAGTAATTTGACCCGACGGACCGACACCAGTAATACTGATGCCGATACTTTCGTAAGTAGAAAAATTAAGATAACCTTGTGTACCTGCTGTATAACCCGAACCACTAGCACCGACAGATAAATCAAAAAAACTGGGTTGTAAAAATATATTATCACCAAAAAGAGTATTATCAAAACTAGGCCCAGATTGTGATAATATATCTACATTATAAACTAGACCTAAATTTTGTCTAGCTAACGCAGATGTCCCGGCCGACGTTCCGCCGTGTTCGATATCTAATATACCACTGACACCATTATTGAAATTAACTTGGCTAAAATCTCCGGTTGATAATCCGAAAGTACCCGTGACTCCATTTTCACTATAAGTTAGGGGAGAGGTAGCCGTTAGACTGGTCAAAGTAATATAATTGCTATCGTTACTAAAACCACTATTATTAATATTACTTTGTCTGATACGACGATTGTTGCCATTATTGTCTTCTATGACAAATTTATTAGCAACGTTACTACTAAAATTTTCTGTTAAACTACCGGCATCTAATAAAATACGTGCCGAATTTTGACTCTGTATTACATCTATACCGCTGCCTGCAACGATATCGTTTTTATAATTGTTAGTGATACCAATCACTTCGTTACCACTACTATTAACCACTATTAAATCATTAGCTATTAAAGTATTGGGGGTATCGGTAAGAGCAGTAAAAGCCAAAGGACTAGTTCCGCACATACCTTGATTTATCCAATTAGCGCCATCATAGACCAAACTTTGATTTGTTTGGGGCGAAGTTAAACTGACACCATTAAGATCATTTAATTCAGCATTTAAGGAAATAGTACCACTGGTAGTAATAGAATTAGGATTACAAGAAATTCCTATCCCCTGAGTAAGACTAGTAACCGTGCCCGTACCGCTGCTAAAAGTATTGAATAAATTGGCTACGCCGGAATTGAAAGTATCATCATTAGTATATTCTGGTTCTTGAAAAACGCTTTCTTCAATCATTTTTTAATTGTATTTTTTTTAGATTAATCTAAATTCAAATCAATACGTCTAAGCGAAATTGCTGAATTAGAAGTATTGTATTTAATTATTAATTGACTTGGTTTTCCGTTGGTCTTGAAAGGAACAATCGTTGGCAAATTATTAGCTCCTCTGGAAACATTGCCAGTAATATTTATACCGTTTTCATCAGTAATAATAAAGTCGATAGCCGAAGAATTACTAACTGTAATTTCAAATTGACCCGAATAATTTTGTAACATTTTATCGTTAGCCTGAGTATAATAAGTATACAAAGTCGTAAAGTCGTCAGTAATGTTCAAAACTGTGTCACTGGCTGCTTGAGAAAAAAGGTTAATTTTATTTTCGTCTTTGAGTGCGATTACTAACGCAGCAATCGCTATACAAATAGCGATTAATACACCAATAATATTAATAATAGAAAGCCAAAAACTCCAATTTAATTTAGTATTTTCTACCGTATTATTTTTGGCATTTTTTAGTTTATTATTTATATTATTTCTAGACGCAACTGTTTCGGTAGACATTTTATAAAAAATAAAAATGAATTAGTTAAAGTAAATTATAAATGAAACATATAAACATGGTGCAATTAGAAGTTCATAGTTACGATATTAATATTAACGACAAAGCTGTGAACAAAGATGGAGATATTAAAACAGAAATCCAGCTATGGTGTTTCAACAAAGAATCAAAACCATGCCTTCTCCGAGTTAGAGATTTCCCTGTTTTTTGTAAAATTGAATTGCCTACTATTATCGATAATAGTGGTCATATTATACAATGTACTTATGCCCATGCCGAAGAAATATATAGAGACATCAAAAAGACAATTCAAAGGAAAAATGATAAAAATGTTGATGGCACTGAAATAGCTTTTCCCGTCAAATGGGATTTTATGTATTCTGATAAATTATATTATTATACCGGAGAGAATAAATATCCTTTTATGTTACTAGTTTTCAACACCATAGAAAATATGTATACTATTTCTAGAATTTGCAAAAATTTATACACCAAAAATTATGGAAAATTACAATTGAATTTTTTCGAGATGGATGTTGATATATTTAACAAAATGTTTTCTTTGCGACATTTAGGCACCAGTGAACGTTTTATATGTCAAGGTAATGAAATTGAACCAGATGATCCTGAACGAATATCGAAAACTGGTCCCGTACACCGGCCTTTAAAAGAGTATGAAATTAGTTGGAAAAGTATTAAAAAATTACCAGAAAAAAGTGAATTGTGGTTTTCTTATCCCGTTATTTGTTCCTTCGATATTGAGAGTTATTCTCATCGTCATCGGGCTTTTCCACAGAAGCATTATTACGAAGATATCATATTTTCTATTTCTTTAACTTTTCAAACTTATATGAAACCAGCCAGTAAAAAAGATTATATTATTATTATTGGTCCTTCTGATCCGATTGATAATGTCATCACTTATAATGTTGAAACTGAATTAGATGTTTTAGAAAAGTTTTTTGATATTATTGAATTAGAAGATCCTGATGTTTTTATTGGTTATAATATCTTTGGTTTTGATTATGACTATATCAATGCCCGGTTAGTTGACGTAGCTTGCGAATGGCGTAATGTTGGACGTTTGTTAGAGCTTGGCTGTAGTATGAAAAATATGAGTTGGAATTCAAGTGCATATGGTTTTAATCGTTTACATATTTTTAATTGCCCGGGGCGTATTTCCGTTGACATGTTACCTTATATTAAGAGAGATCATAAATTACCTATGTATAATTTAACAGCCGTAGGAAAGCATTTCTTGGGGGAAAGCAAAGTTGATTTGAAAGCTCATGAAATGTTCGAAATTCACAAACGTATGGTAGATATGATGAGTGTGATTATGCAACGTAGCAATAGCAATGATTATAAGACTGCTTTGGAAAATTTAGAAAAAGATAAAAGTATATTAAGTAAAGAAGAATTTGAAGAATTCCAAAGAGTAAAAAAGGATAATACTTTAATTATAGATTATAATGTCAAAGATTCTCTTTTAGTAATTCGTTTATTTGAGAAATTAAATGTATGGATTTCTTTGATAGAATTATCCAGTATTGTCCGGGTCACGCCGATGGACTTTTTTACTCGCGGTCAACAAGTACGTTGTATTGCTCAACTTTATCATGCTGCTAGTCATAAAAATATCGTTCTAACCAGAAGAGATAAAGATTTTATTTTTTTCAACGGTGGTTATGTAGCTGATCCCAAGGCTGGATTTTGGGAATTAGTTATCTGTTTTGATTTTAATTCACTGTATCCGTCCATTATGATTGCCTATAATATTTGTTTTACTACTCTTTTACCGACTTTAAAAGGTATCGATAAAGAAAAATATAATCTCTTTAAGATAGAACAAGAAGAACCCAAAGATGCTAAGCCTCCAAAAGATGATAATTTTGATTATGGCGAATGGGACGAAGATCACGAAGCTAATCTCAATAAAATAGTAGGAGAAAAAGTTCATAAAGAATATCAATTTGGCTTCGTCAAACAAGATGTTAAGAAGGGACTTTTGCCCGGTATTTTAGAAAATTTATTAGGTAATCGTAAAAAGGTAAAAAAAGAAATGAAAGGTATTAATAAAAATTTAGATATACTTGACAATGGAGTTATTATCCCTTATCGAGCAAACAAAGATATGTTGGTAGGTGATATGGATGAGAAGGCATGGAAAATATTTTCCGTCATATTTGAAGAAGCCAAAAAGGAAGATAGATTGGATAAATATAGTGAAAAATTAGATAAGGAATTTTTCAGTATGAAAGTCAATACTATTATTTTAGATTCTCGTCAATTGGGTTTGAAAGTGTCTGCCAATTCTTTGTATGGTTTTCTTGGTGCCCAAGTAAAAGGCAAATATTCCCTTATAGAAGGTAGTATGTCTGTTACCTCTCGTGGTCGTGAATTGATCATCGATGCTTCTAAATTTTATGAAGAAAAATACGGGGCAACTACGGTATACGGGGATAGTATTTTAGGAGACGAACCTCTTCTGTTAAAAGACGAAAATGGTCAAATTATCATTAAAGCTATCGGAGATTGTGCAAAAGAATGGCACTCATATGAAGGTTTCAAAATAAATGAAACTAATCGTAAAGAAAAACAGCAAGCTAAAAGTAATTGCTTTGTTTGGAGCCAGGGTAAATGGAATAAAATACTAAGATTTATTAGACATAAAACCGTAAAAGATATTTATCGCGTTAATGTACACGGAGGCACAGTTGATGTTACAGAAGATCATAGTTTATTGAATGAAAAATTAGAAAAAATTAAAGCTATTGATTGTGAAAAAGGTGACAAATTAGCTTATTCTTATCCAATATTCCATAACCAAAATACTCCAAGTTTAGAATATTTAATTTCTAAAAAAACAATTATTCCTGATAAAGAAGCTTTTTTAATGGGTTTCTTTTTCGGCGATGGTAGTTGTGGAAAATATCAATATCCAAGAGGTTACAAATATAATTGGTATCTTTGTAAACAAGATTTAGAATTAATGAATTTATTACTTAAATTATGTCGCGAAGTTTACGGCAATATTACTGATTTTAAAATCATAGATGTCATGAAAAGCTCTCACGTTTATAGAATAGTACCCAAGGGTGATATTAAAAGTATGGTAAATATATATGATAAATTTTATACAACTGACAGAGAAAAATGTATACCAGATAAAATAATTAATGGTAATTATGAAAATAAATTAAGTTTTTGGAAAGGTTACTATATGGCCGATGGTGATAAGAAAAACAATATTAGATTATCTAATCGAGGTAAATTAGGGTCAGCCCAATTATTTTATATTATAAAATCATTGGGTTATGATTGCAGTGTAGCTATTAGAAAAGATAAAGAAAATATATTTCGTCTAACATGTTCTAATACACTAAGAAAAGAAATTAATAGTATCAAAAAAGTATATAGAATTAAAGAAAATTATTCTGATTTTGTTTACGATATAGAAACAGAAGATGGACATTTTTGTGCTGGTATCGGTGGTATAAATGTTAAAAATACTGATTCAACGATGGTTTATGTTCCTGGTCTAGAAAATAATAAAGAAAAGATTTGGCAAGTGGCCGATGAAATGGAATTAGCCATCAATGGTTGCAAAGAAAAAAGAGACGAAAATGGTAATATTATTCAGGAAGCTATAAAAGGTATTTTTCCCCCGCCTTTATATCTAGAATTTGAAAAAGCTATGAAAGCTCTCTTTATGAGAAAGAAACATTATGCTTATATGGAGTATGATAATAAAGGTCATATTATCAAAGAAAAAGCCAGCGATAAAGAAAATTTAAATGTCAAAGGTATAGTTTTGGCCCGACGTGATAATTGTATCTGGATAAGACGTACTTATGAGAAAATTATTCGTACTATTTTTGCTGGAACTTCTATCGAAAAGGTATTTGAGATTATTGTCGAAGCGGTGATAGAAGTTATTGAATTAAAAATGGAAATTACCAAAGAATTATCTATTATCAAAGGCATGGGTTCTAATTATAAAAGTGAAACTTTTGCTCTGGCTATTTTCGCCGAACTGATGAAATCTCTTTATCGACCTGTTAATCCCGGTGATAGATTTCCATATGTAGTAGTGTTAGATCATTTAGGAAGAGATAAATTAGGACAAAAAATGCGCACCAATGAATTATTTCTAGAACAATGGGAAAGTGCAGGCTTAAAATATGGCGAAGAAGTACCAGAAGATTTTAAGAACCCCAACGGCTTATATCCGCCTGAAAAAATAGATTCGTTTTACTATATTTGTAATGTTTTAATGAATCCTATTGACAAATTATTTGAGTACGGGTACCTTAAAATAATTGACAAATATGATGAATTTAAATATGCACCACAACATAATAAAAGATTAAAACCTGTCTCGGTAAGAACGCCTATAAAAATGATGGTTTTAATGATAAAAGATCACCAAAAAATAGTAAATGAGAAAGGCATAGACTTTATGATTCCTCGCTTTAAATATTTAATCAACTGGTTTAAAAAAATATCAAATTCTAGCCCCGTCGTTGGATAGGCATAACATTATTATAAGAGTTAACTGTTTTTCTTTTATTTATTTGTTGAGGAGGCGGCGACGGTTTTAAGGCAGCAGTATCTGTTTTAGATTTCAAAGACGAAACCATGGCTTTATTCTTATTTACTTGTTTTGTTATATAATCTTCATTGAGTCTGGTAGAAGTAAATATAGCAATAACTATAATAAAAAGAACAAAGAATGATATGGAAGATATCATTAAAGGTGAATAAATATTTCTAGCCATTTTTATATAAAATATTAATTTTTATATACTTGTTACATCTTTT